TGTATCGAGCGATAGCGTGACCTTCACCTCGGTCCATTATCGAAGCTCCTGGTCATCAATGATGACCGTGACCTCGTCCGGATCCTTCGGCTTGAGCAGAGACAACATGCTTCACGCGTCCGGGTAGTAGACGATGAGCTTTTTGCGTGGCAGCTCCAGCACCTCGTCCCCGGTCAAGTTGTTCGTCTGGATCATGAAGTCCAGTCGCTCATCAACCTGCCCGTAAAGCTCCGCGCACAGATCGACAATCGTACGCGGACGGTCGAGCACGATCTGACGCTCTGGAATGAGCGTGAACGAGATGTCGATAAGTCGACCTGCGGCCAGCGCCACTGCAGACTGCAGCTGCTGGAAGCTGTCGCCTTGGTCGACCTGGAAGGCTCCGATTTCGGCAGCGCCCTCTAGCGCCTCGAACCCACCGTCACGCCACGCCACGAGCGCCGCCATCTGCGCAAGCACCTGCTCCGCCGCTGCGATCGCCTGAGGGCGCGTTTCATACTGGGTCTCTAGCGTCGTCGCAACAGAGCTCGCTACCGCGCTGGACGCGAACAAGTCGGCCACGTGCCAATCGTTAGCTATCTGCGTCGTGCGCACCGCTAGTGCAGTGCCAGCCGCCAACGCTTCACCTGGTGTGCCCGCCGCTGACTCGAAGATACTGTTCGCTAGATTACGGTAAGCATCAAGACGAGAAAGGATGCCGTCTATCGCGCGCGCAGGTGCGCGCACGAGGTTGACGCATTGGCGCGCGAGCAAAAGCGGCTGCCCGACAAGCACGTCCAAGCCGAAGTTGATCGTGCTCTGGATGTCCGCGAACTCCCGCCGGACGCTAGCGACAGAGTCGCTGGCTTGCTTCAGAGCGGCGCTGGTTTCGCGCAGAAACTTTTTGATCGCGCTCTTCATGTTGGCGCGCTCAATGGCGCCAGCAAGGCTCGTGCTGTCAGAAAACTGTTGTGCCGCTGCGACGTCGAACCCGAGTATCGATGCTTGAATCTCGCTGCGCGGGTCGCCGAGAGCTGACGGGTAGACCGCCCCCAGCGTCGTCAGAAACGTGACTTCAACGATCGACTGATTCGCCTCTTCCTTCAGATCGTCGCGTCGAGTGACGGTTCCGAACGGCACAACGTCTGGAATCGTGCCGTAGAGCGGATGCTCAAGCTTGCCGATGCCCGGCTCCAGTAGCGCCGCTTCGAACGCGCTGGCCTCCAGGTCACAGTTCTTTCCGTTGAAGTAACAGCGCAGTGGATATCGCCGCTCGCTGTATCCCTTCTGTTGCACATACGCACCGTTCACCCCGGGGAAGGTGAAGACGGTGCCGCGCTTGTCGAAGTTGCGGGAAACGCTCTCCCACTGAAACAGAATACGCGTGCCAGTGGGCGAGATATAGGCGCCCTCCTCTATGCGGTCTTCCCACGATGCACCGAACAGATCGAGCAGACCGGCAATGCCGGGCGGGACGAAGCCTGCCATTAGAGCCCCCCACTGGGCGGCACGTGGATACGCCCACTACGGGGCTGTTTGTCGACAGACACCACGCCAGGCGGAGCGTTGACGTTGAGTTCGCCGAACCAGTCGCCGCCGCCCGCTCCGCTCCCAGCGAGTTCCTCTGCCATTTGTCGTGACCCGCGCTCTTGCGGGCCAACCGGAGCCGGCTCTGTCCTACTCGCCAATGCCTGACGCTCCTTCGAGCGTTTGATCGCTTGCTCGTTTTGGAATGCGTCAACGGCTTCAAATGGGTCGAACGTGCCGCGCTTCCACATTTCGCCGATGGTACCGGTAACGCCGAGACCCTCGGTTTCCGACGCTAGCTTGTTCGCTTGATCCATCGCCAGCATGACCGCGCCAACTGCAGCTGCAGCAGCTCCCGCGCTGACAGCTAGCGCTTTCATTGCCGCGGCTCCTGCAGTGGTTGCTGCGGTACCGGCTACTGTGGCGGCCGTTGCCCTGCCTCTGGCAATCGCGTAGATGTTGGTTGCAGCTGTGCCCAGTCCAGTAGCCGTGTTAAGCGCGATCTGTGCGACCTTGCGCGCCACCGTTGCCACGGTGTCAGCAATCGTCTTGACCGTGCTTCCAGACGTCGCGAACGAATATGCCGCAACCAAAGCGGCTCCGGCTTTTGATACCAGGTTGAACGCCGTGTGCGCCGCGTTTCGCGCCCAGGTTGCCACGGTGTTCGCGCCGCTGGCCGCAGTCGACGCAATGGTTGTTGCGGTGACCCGCGATGTTGCCAATTGCGCCAGGGCTAGAGCAGCATTCATAACCTTGGTAGCGGCCACCTTTGCCCACGTTGCGACCGTGGACGCGACCACAACTGCAGTATTGGCGATGACCGCTGCCGTACGTGCAACAATTTGGCTGGTAAATATGCGCCCCACCACCGCTGCGGCCTTGGTGGCTATCTCGAACGCAGCGACCGCAACGCTGGCCACCTTTACTGCAGCCGCGAAAGTGTAGAACACGGCAAGCCCGACACCGATCCGCTTTGCCCACTTGGCGATCTCTGGCAGCTTCTTCTTGGTGTCGTTCACAAAGTCGACGAACTTTGACGTAATGAGCTGTTCATTCTCTCCTACCCACTTCGTCATGCCCTGCACCAGACCACGCAGTGGAGCGCCCTGGGTCTCGAACAGCTTCACCTTCACGGCATCGACAGCGGACCCTAGCAACGTCATGTCGCCCTTGAAGTTGTCCATTTTCAGGGCCGCCATCTTCTTAGCTGCTCCCTCGGCGTTCTGAAGCTGATCGGTAAGCGTCGTAAGTTTTCCGCTCTCAAACAGATCCTTCAGGTTCGCTGCTGCCTTCTGCCCGCGAAGCCCAACGAGGTCCGCCAAAAATGCTACTTGATCGAAGTTGCCGCCGGCCTTGTTGGACGCAATTGAGATCTGCTCAATCACTTTCTGCAGCGGCAGCATATTGCCCTTAGCATCCTTGAACGACACCCCGAACTTTTTCATTTGTGCGGCGACCGCTGCCGGTGGCTTGGCAAGCTTCGTCAGCATCGTGTTCATGGCGGAACCGGCGACGCTCGCATCTAGGCCAACGTCCTGGAGCGCAGCGACGCCAGCCACGGCGCTCTCCAGTGGCACGCCTAGCTGCCGCGCCGTCGACGCAACATTGCGCATCGACTCGCCAAGGCTACCGATCGAGCTATTCGTCTTCGAGCTTGCCAGAGCAAGAACGTCGGCGACGCGTGTTGCCTCGCTTGTCTCCAGCCCCATGCCTTTGAGCACATTGGAAACGTGGTCCGCAACCTCTGCCATCTCCAATCCGGAAGCCGCCGCGGCGTCCAACACGCCGGAGACACCACTCAAGATCTCTTCGTTCTTGAATCCAGCGCGCGCCATGATTTCCATGGCGTTCGCTGCTTCACTCGCCGTGAACTTGGTGGTTGCGCCAAGCTCTTTTGCCTTGTTTTCCAGACTTGATATCTGGTCGCGCGTCTGGAGCCCAACGGCGCCAACGGCGGTGATCGCTTCTTCGAAGTCAGCCCCGGCATCGATGACACTCTTCGCAACAACTCCGCCAGCAGCGGCTGCGGCTGCAGCGCCAACGGCAACGCGCTTGAAAGCGTTGTGCATCGCACCGGCGGCAGCGTCGGCTTTGCGTAGCCCGGATCGCAAGCCACGAGCGAAGCGCTTAAAGCGCCCCTCCATGCTGGCAACCGTGCGATTGAACTTCGCAGCGTTCGCGGTAAACCGTGCTTCGAGCGAAAATCTGGACATGAGCTAGCGGCGTCGGCGCCCCAAATGACGATAGGGCCGAAGCGAATTGTTCGCCTCGGCCCTCTGGTAGTGCTTTTTCAATGTCTTCCGCAGTCCGTTGTAGAAGAAGCGAATATCGCTCACCGTCAACGTGCGTGGATCCGGCAGCCCCGGGTAGTCCATGCAAATCTGCAGGAGCATGTCACGGTGCACATTTGCGGCCGTGTTTAAGCTGCGCTTTGCGGCGCCCGTTCCTTCGCTTGGCAGTCGCACGTCGTGTCCGCCTTGAATAAGCGTGTCGACTGTTAGTCCAAAAAAAGGTTAGCCAGCGCCAGGCATAGGTTGAAGTCGCGCATGCGCAGCCTAGAGATTTCTCCGCCCATAAGACGGGTCATCGAGTGCGCGACAGCCACTGTTTTGCTGATGTCACCTTCGAACTTGTCGGCCGCCATAAAGTCCGCGCCAGTCGCCTCGTGGAACGTGATCGCCGTCACCCCTTTTGGCGGATTCTCCGGGGTAAACGTCGGCGTTCCGTCGTCGGCAATAACGAGCGTACCTGCCACAATAGCGTCGACAGCCTTCTTCCTGCGATCAGCAAACTGCTTCTTGTCGGCTACCGACATCTTGCTTTCGTCAATGTCAACGCGCCGAGCCGCGCACATGCGCTCGAACTCTGCCAGCGCCACTTCGGGCGCGACTCTCTCATCAGCCATAGTTCCTCCCTGTGGCTTTGGGTGTTATGGGTTACTGCTGCTCCAGCCCGCCTGGTCCGGAGAGACTCAGGGAAGCGGTAGTGTTTTGCGTGCTACGCTGGACCTCAGCGGAGACCGTTCCGCGCGCTTGCCAGGTGACCCCGGACGCCATCGTGATTTCGATCGGGACCCAGTCCTTTTCGGCTGAGATTTCCTGAAGAAATTCCTGGTCCGCGCGGTTGTCGTCGATCTCGACGGACAGCCCGTCAATCATCCACGGCACGCGCGTCAAAATCTTGCGCGCAGTGCCGTCACCGTTGGCTTGCACCTCGGCCTCGAAACCGCCGGTTTTGGTGTTTGCGTCCGCGTCCGCAGCCACGGGGAAGAGTCGCCCGCGGATGCCAATCGATTCGATCGACCCACCGATTGCAGTCATGTGCCGTTACCTTTTCCTGTGCAGAAGGCGCACGTCTCCCGGCCCGCTCGCGCAGCTAGGCGCTCGGGCTAGTTACGTGAGCGAGTGATGAGTTAGGCGGCTTGTGCCTGCCCGGTGAAGAAACTCCAGAACAGAGTGACGCTCTTGATCTTGGTGTTGCCCGAGATGAACACGGGAACTTCCAGATCGAGGCGCTTCGGGTTCTGACTGTTGATGCCAGCCGTGATCAGCTTTTTGCTCGCCTTGGTGTTGACCAAGATGGCAAACAGTCCGAGCTGGTCAACGATGCCCGCCGCCGCGCTTTTCGCGCTCTTTGGCTTGCGAGCATTCGGGTTGACCGTGGGTTGATCGTCTGGAATCAACGGAGCACGCGCCCAGCCGGCAGAGGTGAACTCGAGCTCCAGGTTATAGAGCGTGTTCCAAATCTTCATCAGGTCGACCACGTCGCGATAGGGCGGCGGGTTCTCACCGGTGGGGTGATAGAACGTGACCACATCCTCAATGCGCACGACGTTGTCAACGACCTGACTCGTGCTGGAGCCGCCCTTGATGGCTTGATCGCGAGTCGCCCAGCTCCACTGCTCGCCGTCTTCTCCCGGGAGAATACCCGGCGCCTGCAAGCCAACGTAGTCGGTGGGCGGGTTGTTGTTGGCGATGGGCGCCATTTGAGCGACCATCTCCGCGGCAATCACAAAGGGCAGCGTGGGCGAACCGGGCGCCACCAGTTGCGAGTTGATGCGGTCTGTTTTGCGGGCATCTGGCACCGTGATAGCAGTAGCGACATCCGTTTCCGCGTCGCCGTTGAAGACCACGAGCGGGCGCCGCACGAGCTGATCCCAGCGAGCCTCGCCCCACACCTGGAACTTGCCCAGCGTCACCGTGTCCGTAGACTCCATGGCGTTGATAGCCATTGTGATCCAGCGGTTGCCGACCTTCGCCAGAGCATCGTCAACGTCCGGATTGTTAGTGCCGCCAGTGGGCTGAGTGAGCGCGAACACGACGCCAACATCCTCGTCCGGGATGACCTCGACAACGATACCGTCTGCGCTCGCGCCCTCCCACTTGGAGGTCAGCGTCATGTCGGTGGTGTTGTCTGCTGCAATCACCGGCATCAGCTCCACCGCGTTGACCGCGGCAATCATGTCCGTGATCACAGTCGCTGGAACGACCACGCCAGACGCCACGTTGAACGGCTCAGAGAGCACGCCGCCGATGCGCAGGCGATAGCTGGAGGTCTTAGTGGCGGTCCCCGATGGGGTCACGTCGCCGACTGAAGGGGTGCCAGACGCGTCATCCGAAAGTGGGTAAACCCACACAGGGATGGATCCCACGCGCGGCTTGAGTTTCCGAACGATGTGATGGATCGGGCTGCCCGCGCCGTACTTGGCGCCGGCATCATCGCCGCTAGTCGCCTGCCACGCGTCCTCGCTGTAGGTAGCCGCCGATGCCCCTTGTGCAAAGACAGCGATTTGCTGCGGCAAGAACTGCGCGGTCGCTCCGCGCAAGTCCAAATACTGCACGTCGATGCCGGTCACACTGGCGACGGCGGATGCGTCAATAGCCATGCTACTGGTTTCCCTTCGATTGATTTTCCCCGCGCGCGGGCGGGCCCGTGGCTACGGGGTAACTGTCGAGTTGTTCGTGACTGCGAACTGGTGCAGGCTGGCTACGGGGTTACCGTCCGCGCCTGAGAATTTGATGGGTGCGGCGCCGGGCACGTAGTCCAGCAGCACCGTTTCGCCTTCGAGGATTGGCGTGTCGACTGTGAGCGTCACATCAGATCCCGCGACTCCCACAGCATTAACCACTGACTCTGTGCCTGTGAGCGTGTACGCGGCTGCAGCCGCAACGCTGCCCGTATCGAGCGCGTCGTAGTAGGTGAGCGTGATAGTCAGACCGTCCGCCGAAACAACGGCGCTGTCTGGTTGGAGACCAAAGCTGCCGCGCACGAATACCTCGCCGGAGTCGTCGCGCTCAATCGTGGCTGCCACGAGTTCAAGCGGCTGCCCCTCGACCTGCGGCGAGAACTCTGAGAATTCGACTGCGAACGCGATGCGGGCCGCCACGATTTTCTGAATCGGTCGCCCCTCAATTTGAGGCTGAAACATGGTGATAGAGCGCACCATGCGCCGCCAAACAATCTGGTCGCTCCCTCGGGGAAATCCCAGGTAGGTGTAGTGCGCAGCCATCAAGAAGCGACGCACAAGACGAACCGCCCGCTGGCACTCTTTCGATGCACGCAGATCTGCCGGGGTGTGCCCCTGGCTATCTCCGATGCTGACGCCGTAGCCGTAGCAGTCGACGTTATAGGTCGCGGCCAGCTTCTGGCGCGCCACAGTATTGGAGGCGCGATCGTCCGTGCTGGCGCTGTCGAAGCACACGCTCACAATCGGAGAGGCGTCTGCCGTGGGGTCGTCGGTCGTGTTCAGCCAGTCTTCCCATGGGTTGGAGCGCTCGAGAAAAACTCGCAGCTTCCACTCGTCGGGGTCTTCATTGGCAACGACGGCTAGCGATTGCTGCATCGCCGACTCCACCGCCAAGATCTCAGCAATCTTGTCCCTGACGATTTCGAAGTTGTCTTGCCCCGTCGTGAGGCTTTCGATCAGTGCCAACGCTTACGCCTGGTAGGCCTCGAGCCTGCACACCACGAGCCCGATGGCTCGGTCCGGTTGGCTCTCGATGATCTTGAACGTGTAGGGGTTCCCGTTGATGTCCGCGAACTGCACCAGCCACGGAAACCTATCCGTCTCTGCCACGTTGATAGGGATCCCGAGACCTGCCGCTGACAACGCCGCAATGCGGATTGCTACGGAAGCTGTCCGACCGCTAACGGCCTGACCCGTCTCGGGGTCAATGGAGTAGGCAACGTCCGTGGAGAGGCCCGTCAGGTCCGCGCTGGTGCCAGCCGGGTCAGTGATCGTGATGGCCCAACCGAAGCCGTCCAAGTCCTCCACGATAGTCGCGAGGTCCTGGGCGGCTTGCTCGCGCAGGCTCATCGCTTGACGACGTACCCGCTCTTGACGAGGTGATCGATCTGCGCCTGCCCGTTCGCCACGTCGGACGCCTTGATCTCCTCACCCGGGCCGAGGACGCCGCGACGACATGTCAGCGACCTGCCCTTAGCGACCACGTAGGGCGCTTTGGGTTTTACGCCCTTGGGTTGCACCTTTGGCGGTGGCCCACCCTTGGAACCATCACTGGCGCCGTCTATGGGCGGGCGCGGAGACTTTTCCGGAGGAGGCGGGGGAGCCGCGGCTGCGGGCGCCGGAGAGGGCTTCAACTCCTCGCCGGGCTGGAGCTCGCCAGCAACGATACCGGGCGCCGGAGAGGACTTTGCAGCTGCCGATCGGCGCTTCTCCAGGTTCGCCACGAGCTCCGTCAGGGCCTGGTTGTTCAGGCCCTTGGTGTCGACCGAGAGACCGAGCTCTTTTCCAAGAGCGTCGGCCTGCTCGCTCAGTTCGCGATTGCTAGCCATATTACGCCGTCACATCCAAGCGAGCGAAGGTGTCGATCGCGGTGGGGATGGTCAGCGGGCGCGTGCCAGCCGACACCATTAGATGCTCACCGTCCGGGGTGAACCATGCGTTAGTAGTGAGATCGAGTCCTCGATCTCCGCTCGACATGCGCGCCGGCAGGAACGGCAGGGCCCGCGACTCGGGTCCGGTGATCCGGGGAATCGAGCCGAAGCTCAGGTCGAGACGCCCGGTCTCGCTCGTCATGATGACGTTGTCCGTGCTGATGTACGGAGTGGGCGTGCCGGTCTGTGGATCGTTGTACCAACCGTCGTACATCCACAGGCGGTACTCGTAGTGGTCGATCCAGATGTTGCCGCGGTAGCTCGCGCCTTGGCCGCGCGCCTCTGGGCGAATCTGCCCAATCTCCATGCGTCGATTGTCGAGCAGCGCCAGCACCTTTTCGTTGGCGGTGAACCGCTGCCATGCCGACTTTCCGAAATCGAGGTCGGTCGGCACGTGCTTGCCGTCGCGCCGCACAACGTCACCCAGTGCCGACAGGTCAGCGAGCGGGTCACCGCTCGTTCCGTCGAGCGCCCAGGTCGTTGATACCGTCGCCATGTGCGTGGCCTTCGCCTGAAAATCCAGGGTGTAGAGCGTCACGCCCGCGTCGTCGATCAGCGTCAGGGTGCCAGTCTGCAGCACCTGCGACGCCATGAGCTCGATCGATCGACGAATCTTACGCTCCAGCTTTCGGAAGACACGAAAGGCATCCTCACCAGCTGCGGCACCGAAATTCGGATCCTGAAACGGGTCAACTCCAGGGCGACGCTTGATCATGTCATACGCATGAATCGCGCCCTGTTCCTTGAAGATCGGCGGCACAAAGGACTTGTTCGTGTAGAGCGTGCTCTCGTTCATGCGCGCCCCTGCGGTCAGGTCTTGCACCACGATCGCAACGTCTTCGTCGTCGCGCATGAT